GTATCCAGCAATCCGCTGTATTCGCGCTCTACAAACGCCTCAAATCGCCGAAATATCTCCTCAGATATAACTGATGATTGGTACACAGCACGTTCTGTAGTGCCTACGCCATCAGAGCTGTTGACTTGGCCCTTTCTTTGGCGAGAAACGCCAACCATTTCTTCCCATTCAGTCTTAATAGCCTGCAGTAGCTGGAATTGAGCCGCTATGTACTGGCCTAAAGACATATCCAGCACCTGATATTGGTTGAATGATACCCTTTCCCTGTTTTTCCCCTCTGCTGTAGAATCAATGAATGCAAATCCCATAGCATCTGCGTAGTACATAAACTTCTCCTCGTCCCATCCATGCCGTTTAGGAATAGTATTCATTTCCATCAACATAATCTTGTCTTTGTTCTTTGCTATCGAAAGCTCTAATCGATAGTGGAAGACATTGTACAAGACTTGGTACGCTAAGCCCATAGAGACAATTGAAATATTGTCACTGTGACGGTTGCTGTATACCCTACCATTGTAAGGCATTTTGCAGACAGAGATATTGTTCATCTCGTTGCGCTGCACAACATGAGGGTTCGTGCTGACATAAATATCTGAGTCAATCTGATACCCTTCCCACACTTCATTTACCCAGTAAAACTTTATTGTTTCGTTTTCTTCTGGCTTGTAGGTTTCATCGACAACCATCTCCTGAGGGTTGCCAAACTCATCTTGATACTCGAGTATGCCGACTCGAGCAAAAGACTTCCAACAAACATGAAGCACTTCAACCATGCGGTCACTTTCGTCATCCTCCGGTTTGTTAATGAATAGACTTTGATGTCCTCCATATCCATCTCTGTATTTTCCATGAGGTTGTTCCAGTTGATCTATATCCTTCGACGATAGCACGTCGTAAAATCTATCAACGACTTCATTGACAGACATAATTTTGCGTCGCACAACCCAGTCCGCGTCCTCAATATACTGAGTATCAGGGCTACGCTCATAATCAATATCTAGAGGGCTGACTACTTGGTACTCGACATCATTCATGCACACATCCTTATAGGTATAGCATTCACCTGCTACAAGCCAATCAAAGAAGAGCGTCTGCATCAAATCCTCCATACCCAGCCAGTCGAACAAGTAGTTCAAAGCCTCTTGCCCAATAATTGCGCGACTATCGCGATATGAAGCAAGAACTTGTTCCTGATAGTTATTTGGGTCGTCAATCTCCATCTGCTCGCCATTCTTTTGAGCTTGCATTTCATTGACGAAAATGTTCTCTAAGTACTCCTTGTACTTATCCTTCCGGTAGCTGTCAAACCGGGTCTGTATATCGGAGTTACGTACTACTACTTGGTATGCAAGCGGGCGCTTGGCCTTTTCCCCAAGTAGCAGATCCACGACGGGCTTAAGAATGTTGTAATTCCTAAGCCTGGCAGGAAAGTTTTTCTTTGCCCACGCTTCAGAGTTGTACGGATTGGTGACATAGTTGTAGTCTGACTCTTGTAAATTACCATTGTACGCCTCATAGTACTTATGTATCGTGTGTTTAGTACTGGTACTAAATGACGACCTGTATATGAAAGCACGTATGCAGTCCTGCGCCCATGCTTTGGTTTTTCGTGAGCGGGGGACTTTTTGTTTTGGTATTGTGTGCATTGCATAAATTATTGAAAGAGGTCACGGTTAAAAAAGCTGGTCGTATCTGCTAATTCTACCTGCTGTACGTCGTAGTTGGATAAGTCCTTTAAATGAAACATACCTACTAGCATAGCAGATACCCTATCAAAGTTTCCTTTACTGTTGTACTTAATAAGCTCGTCTATTAACGCGATATCATATATGTAGTGTAAGTTCAGTCGTGGCTCGCCAGTCTCTGTCTTACCTCGTGGTGTTTTAAGCCAGTCACGTAAGTACAATTCTGCTTGCTGTTTTCTTTCCTTACTACCCATACTCATCCCGTATTTCCTACCTAGTTTGCGGATTTTGACATTATCTGATTTATCAAATATTTCCGCTTCAGGCATTAGCATATGCATTTGCTTTGTGCGTTTTGCATATGGTATTACCTCTCCTCGGTCATTCTCAAATCCTATACGGGCGTTGTAATACTCTGCTAACAAAAATAGTGTATTATTGTATTCATCTTGAGTATCGGGCCTGCCGACATAAGATGCCACAATCATATCATCCGGTTGGGATACTGAATTGACTCGTTTGATTACGTAAGCCGCACCTAAAGATTGACCAGTGCTACTGTCCTGAGCATATGGGTCATGCACCACTATATACAGGTCATCGGGTATCGATCCAGGATTGTATGGTGCCTGATACATAACTACACACCCCCTAATATCATCCCCTTTTTGTGTAGGGAATTTTTCTATGGGTCGTAGGGTGTCATTTGGACGAAGCTTTATGCCATCTTTAGAATATACCAGTTTACCTGCCACTCCAATATTGCGGTAAGCCCCAGAGCGTACAAGTTCGTTGCGCCACTCTAGTAATTGCGCACTAGGAAACACATTGGAGGTGTGCTGCATAAAAGCCTCTCTGGGCGTAAACGGATACTCAGTAATGTGCTTATCCAGTACACCTGCATCTTTAGCGTCCCTCTTAATTTGCTCACGCCTAGCTTCTTCAGCCTGCTTTGCATTGTCTATGTTAGAGTTTCCATATCTGTCCATATACCCAACCATATTGGTATATGCAGGAAAGAAAAACCCACAGGTGGTATGCTCCGCGCCGTCGTCCCACAAATTCTGTACAGGTAACAGGTTGTATGCTAGGGGGTTATAAAACATGGACTCGAAGTCAACTGTACCTCCTGCCATATCTCCACCAGTACCAAACAGGATGATCTGTCCAGTGGTAATGCCGCCATCTTCTACCGTAGGTTTAGTAGCCAGAAATGATGCTTTTAGATTGTCAAACGCACCGCACTCTTCAAAAATCACAATGCTAGCATCCTTACCCCTGGCAGCATCAGGGTTGTCCTTAAACGTAATAGCTTCAACCTCTGACTTGTAACCTTTCTCAATAGGCTGTCCGCTGACATACTCAAGAAAGCTCGCTCGGCGGTGGTTTTGTTTATCTACTACCTGTCTGCGCTTTCCCCAACCGGTGTGCTCGTTTAAGAAGTTCATGTTATCGGTCACCATAGCCATAATGCCTTTTGGGTACAGATACTTCTTGTCAAACGCACACAACAAAGTGTAACTATTGCGCTCAGTATTAAATACGTTACTGACTAGTGCAGCATTCTTATAACTAAAGCCCTTACGACGCGCCTTACCTACAATCAGATGTCTGCCGCCATCTAAAAATTCCTCCTCCAACCCTGTAGACAGCCCAAGTTTTTTGTAGCCTTCTAGCGATATGCCATTGCGGGCTATCTCCTGAAGCCAAAAATATTCGTAGTCCCCATCCCAGAAATTCGGGAATGCTACAATCTTCTTGTTACCGCTAGCAGTAAGCTTGATTTGCACAAAGTTCAAATAGAAGTAGTGGTGACCTGTAATTTTTGTGTCTCCTATTTGATATCCGTCACGGCACCGGCGCAGCTGCTCAGACCAATACTCATAGTGTCCTGCAGTGCCTTCTGGCTGGTCACAATAGTAACCGTGCTTTAGGAAATGCTGTGCATCGCGACAAAACTCTTGAGTATTAACCAGCATCAGTCTTCAAACATACCTTTCTTACCTCCTCCCTTTATACGAGTGTCTGACGCTTGCTCCTTCTTAATTTTCTCTTCCAGAGCAGTGATGTTGTCTATAACCTTGGGCAGCTTCTCACCTATCTCAAGCATACGCTGCACACTACGCACAAGTGCATCTAAGTCCTCGACTTCGTCGGCTTTAAGTTCTCGCTCTATGCGTAGACGCAGGGTATCAATAAGACGACTACTGGTAAGCAAGCCCTCGCGAATCGAGGTCAGCGTTTTTATCGTAGGCGTTTGAGCAAACTCAAGATATTTATTGACCGCCAGGTCGACCACAGAATCGGGCTTATAGTCTTCGGCTAGCCCCAAGTCCTTGATCACACGCACCAACCTCTCATCCTTCGTATAAATAGCATAAGGACTCTTGTGATCATGCATAAAGTATATGTACGCAAGCTCCTTGATGTACGCAGTCTTGGTTTTAGACCGGTCTCGCCTCTGTAATGCTGCAAACTCTGGTATAAGCAAAAGCTCAGGGTCAGGCAGGACTTTAAACTTTTCTTCGCGAAGCAATCGCATGGTTCAATTTTGTTAGGCGATGAATACGCACATGGAACTTACCGAGGTAGGGTAAACGCACTTGACTAAACTCCCCACGCTCCATGGTCTTACGCAAGAACTCAAATTGACTTTCAACTATATTCTCTATCTCCTTAAGGGTACCACCATTTTCTTCTAGTATTTCCTCACACACGGAACGCTTCACCTTATTTACTCTAGCCATATATCCTATACGTTATCTTATAGCAGTCCTCACACACAGACCACTTGCTATCAAAATCAATTTCCTGTAATCCCAACAGGGATCGTATGCGTACGTCAAAATTGAAGAGCACACTGAGATCCTCAATCTCATATACCAGCTCGAACTTGGGCGTCCGAGAATACAAACTTAAAAGTAAGCTGGTCAATGTGTGCTGGGGGTTTAACAATTCCATTATAGCGGTACACTCCGTTGCTATCCTTTTGAATAATCTGCTTGTCCTTTAAACTCTTGACATAGTTATTAAGGACACTAACACTCTTGAAGTTCATGGCTTCTGCTACATGCTTACGTGCCTGCATACTACAAGCTACCTCAGGGTCGTACTGTATAAACAACACCAAAGAGTCAAGCTCCCTAGGTGTTAGTCTCAATATACCATTCAATAACTCTAAGTAGTTGCGCAGAAACTTCTTCTTACTGGTCTGTACGTTCAACTCCATTTTGCTCTTGGTATTTAGATACCCTATCAATCTTTCTGTTCAACCGCTTCTTAAATAATGTACGCACATTCTTTAGCAGCAGTATGCAACATTGATTTTCTACAGAAAAATTTTTCTTCTGTAACTCGTACAATCTATCAATAAGCATATCTACTACCTCCTCATTAGTAGTGCCTGGTATATATACCCCACCCTCCTTCTCCGTGAACCTGATAGATTGCGAGTCTGTCTCGGACTTAAAATTATGTAGTCGGTACTCTATACCGGGCTTAACAACTTCCATATCACTTCTATTCAATCATAAATATAGAACTTCTATATAATAAGATTAGTAGACCTAGGTAGAACACACCTTACTATAACTCTTTCTACTCAGATGGCAGGGTCGCTATAGTGGCATCTACATACTGCCCCGTTAAAGTGTATGCAATGACAATCTCGTTATTGCAAAGCGTAGTGTAGTGGACAAACAACATATCCTCAACTATAAGTATGTCCCCCACTACCTCCAACATATGGTAAAGATACGATTTCGAGTACCACCCCGGTTTTACTCCCCCCCCAAGCCCCGGACCTTGAACCACCCCCCTGTATTGGCGCAAGCGCCAAAGTCAAACCCACATACCATGAGTGTAGTAGCAAAAGTCAAAATTAGCCAACTCGCTTGGCAAGGTTCAACCAAGAAGAAGGATGGAACTAACTATAAGAGAAATGTTTTTCTTATAGATAAGGAGTTCTTTGGACAGGAGCAACCAGTGATTATGGTTGCGGATACCGCATCATCAAAGTATTTCTTTGAGATACTTGATGCTAAGCAACCAACTGCAGCGAATCCTGCTGTGTACGTAGACCTTGTACACAAGATTCGTTTATCCGCGCAAGGCCCGGAGGTAGAGTTCGAGATTACTCTCCAACGTACCGAAGGTAAGCTCGGACGTGTTGTCTTCAAACGCGTAGGGGGGGAGTAATCCTCTCCTATCGGAGACACTATCATCAGGACGACAGATTCCGTGCACATTCTCTAACCAGGGAGTGTGCACGGGTATTTGTGCTATGTGGGTTGACAACGACAAACGCATATTCTTTAGATATAATCTTTACCATCATGAACAACGAACCCACTCCAACCACCAAGTTTCCCATGAGACTCATCACAATCCTCACTAAGGCTGAATCCGAACTTGGCTATCAAGTAGTTGATGGAACCATTGAGGGTTCCCACTACATCCAGTTCATTAGGAACCACAAGATATGTGGTTACATCAAGTCCAATGGTGGAGGCACATATTGGAATCTTCCTGATGATGTAGTTGCTATGTCTGAGGGAAAGCCTGTCGACCAAGAGGTAGCAGCACACGAGACACACGAGCATCTAGAGCAATCGTGAGTCTCTATCAAGTATGAATGGTTATCAGAGGAGTTCGATTCTCCTCCATACTTCTATAAATCCTATATGCTGCAGAGTATAGGTCACCGTGGCTGTCCGTACAACAGCGATCAGTTTGAATAGCATACTAACATGCCTATTAACTGTGTCGGTGTATTGAGAAGGTGAGAATCCTTCTAACGCTTGATATATGCCGTGGCTTATGTCTCAACTTGATTGAGCATTAGTGTCTATAGAATATATCACTAACCCATCAACCCTCTTACCCCATTTACCATGAGTAAATCTAAAAAAGCGATTACTGAAATCGTATTTGACAAACTGCGTATGTATCAGGTTCCTCCTTCTGTCACTCCTGATAGTCCTAGTGCATTGTTGGCAGAGTATGCTGAGGTGGCACAAACCGTTCACACTGTTTCCGATGGCTGTATAGCTAAGGCTAAGCAGATTCTCAAAGATGAGATTGCATGCACTACGACTCGCGAAGAACTGATGCATGCCATCAAGACTTTGAACTGTGCTGCTCAAACTGTTGGCATCCTCAAGACTCTTATCATTCAGCAGATTGATACTGAGCTTAACAATGAGGTTGACAACGTCGATTTGTCTGACCTCAACAAAGCCAGCTGATATGCCTATTACTTTCCTTCAGCGTACGAAGAAGAAGCATGAGACTCTTGAGTTCCAGATTAAGCGTCGCAGCCTTGCACTGAAACTCTACACTGAGCGTAGAAAAGAGCTTCTTATGTTAGTTGAGTATCCTAATGCAGGGCCTGCCGATCGGTTGGGTTCTGCTCGCATTCTTATCATCCAGCTGTGTCATCATAGCGATGTATGGAATGATGCAGAGCGACAGATTGTTCGTATCAAGGAACAAACGCGTCCCAGTTGG